GCCATCAACAACAGTTGGCGGCTCGCGCCGTTCGCGGACGTGCTTTACGCCAGCGATGAAGCATGGTGGCGCGAAAACGACCATGCCGGCTTCGCTGGACTTCGTGTGAGCCGAAGTGACGTTGATGGTGTTCTGCGGGTGGCTATCCGCGACAGGGGGCGCCCGCGTCGCGATGAAATGCAGCTCGATACACCCGGTCTGATTGGGGCGGGTGGCTGCTCTGGATTTCAGGCGCTCAATCTCGTTGCTCAGTTCGGCGCGACGGACATTGCCTTGGTTGGCTTCGATGCCCGAGTCGACAATGGTGTGCATTGGCACGGCAAGCACAAGCGCACCGGCAATCCTACGCGCTGGACTGCCGCAGCTTGGGTGGCAAATCTTGATGCCGCAGCTTCGGCATTGTCCGCCCGGGGTATCCGCGTTGTGAACTGTTCGCCGGTTAGTGCGCTAACGGCATATGAGAAGACGGGGCTTGAGGAATGGCTTGGATACGAGTGACCGAACCGTGGGAATGGTCGCCTAAATATGGGGTGACCATGGTCTACAAGCCGGGCACATATAATGTGCCATCGGCATGCGCCACGCTTGCGGTAGCCGCTGGTAAAGCCGTTCGGATGCGGAAGCCCAGCCGGGATGAGGAGCCGACATGCGCCCATGTTGAAACGCGCGAAAGCGCTGAGGATGGTTGGGCAAAGGTCGAGCGCGTTGGTGAACCTGCCTTTCTGATCGAGGCCCCCGGTGGGTAGCGGCGACCTCCACGAAAAATTCACCATCCGCCGCGCAACGCTTGTTGACGACGAATGGGGTGGCCAGACAGAAACATGGGCCGACTACCTGACTTGCGCTGCGTCCATCACGTTCAGTCGCGGTGGCGAGGCTGTCATTGCGGCCCGCCTCCAAGCCCAGCAACCGGCGATCCTACGCATTCGCACCAGCGCTGCGGCACGCGACATCAAGCCCACCGACAAAGCCGTGAATGCGCGCACGGGTGAGGTGTTCAATATTCGTGAGGATCCGCGCGAGGCGCGGGATTCGCGGGGGTATCTGGAGTTTCTGATACAGGCGGGCATCCCATGAAAATTCTGAACATGGAGCGCCTCAAGCGCAAACTGGCGCGCATACCTGACAAGGTGAAGCAGCGCGCGCAGGCTGACCTCATGCTGGCCGGGCGAGAGATCAACATGCTCCAGCGGTCGCTTGCGCCATTCGAGGATGGAACGCTGCGTGCATCCATCAGGACCGAGCCGCTTACGGACGGCACTGTCGGCGTTGAGATTAAGGCCGGCGGCCCGACAACGACGAAGTCGGTGCGCAACAGCGAGAAAGGCAACGCCCCGCAGTACGACTATGCTATCGGGCAGGAACTAGGCACAAAAGACATGCCGCCGAATCCGTTTTTCTGGCCCGGCTACAAAGCCCGAAAGCGGCGCGCATTGAGCCGCGTCCGGCAAGGTTGGAAGCGATCTTTGAAAGAGGCGGCGTCCGATGGGTAGCCCCAACCTCCCGCTACAAGCCTCGTTGGTGTCGACCATCCGCGGACTCAACACGGCAGCCGGCCAGCGTGTCTACAGCGCAATCTCTGAAGGATCGCAGGCCTACCCTTACGTGCAGGTCTGGCCGGGATTTGAGAATCCGATTGACGAGGATTGTTGGGACCGCACCGAGTCGACCATGCAGGTTGATGTGTGGGCGGACACCACGACTTACATCACCACGAAATCTATTGCCGCGGCGATCCGCAATGCCCTGCATGAGCAGAGTCTGACGATCGCCGGCCACACAGTCGACCGCATCCGCGTCGAGTCCATCACTTACAGCAACGACCCGCCGCTTTACCGCGCGCGCATGTCGATCAGCATCGAAACGCAGCCGTCGTAAGCGGCTTCCCACTACATAGGCTGCCATGAGCGGCCATTTTTATGGAGGCTGCCTTGGCGGTCACGAAGCAATTGCTCATTCAATTCTCCGATGGCGCAAGCCCGGAGGTGTTCACTCACTCTTGCACCATCAATCCGTGCTGATTTACAAGCCGGATGAGCCTCGCGTCGGTGAATACATAATGACCGCATATTGGTGCCATGAGCGCGATGGGTTTGTACCGGTCGGCGGCATCCATAAGCAGGGCTACTATTCAGAGTGGGCAGGGTGCGATCAAGGCTATCCAACCCACTGGATGCCGCTCCCTGCTGCGCCAGCAGATAAGGCGCCAACCGACTGGATTGAATGGAAGGGCGGCGAGTGTCCTGTGTCCGAGGACACGGTTGTTGAAATCCATCTGCGCTGCGACGAGCGAAATGAAGGCCCTGCGCGCGGCTTTGAATGGAGCCACGACATAGCGCGTTTCGGCTACGAGGGTGACGACGACATCATCGCCTACCGCGTGGTGCAGTCGTGAAGCCCGACCAGCAACCCGCCTTCTGGAACGAATACACGCCGCCGGCAAGTGCTGTCGCGGAACTGGTCCAGCGGCCCGCGCACACAGTCGACGGCTACGCCTTAGCCGCAGCGTACATACGCGATGCTCGGTGGGCCAATAAAGAGGACACTAAAACTTGACCCCCACCAACCTACAACTCGCCGTCGAGGCTTACCGTACCCACAAATCCAAACAAGCCGCCGCCGACTCCTTGGGCTGGACGCGAAGCAAGATGCGCCGGCATTTGCACCGGGCGGCGGAGCGCGGGCTTATGGGGCCTGCGGAGACGCTGCCGGGGTATGCGATACGGCAGATGACCAGCAAGATGCCGGACGGCACGATTGTGCAGCAGCGCAAGGCGGCTGGCCCGGCTTACGAGCCGCTTGAAGGCATGGCGCTGAAAGGGCGCACGACTTGGACGAACTCGGAAGGCCGCGTTACCAACCAAGTCCACATGGAGCGGGCCGACGCGCAGGCGCAACTTGCCGCCATGCGGGCAGCCGTCGAAGGCTTCAAGGACGAACTGCCGCGCGCCAGTCCGGTTGCCGCGCCTGTCTGGTCCAATGAAGATCTGCTTTGCCAGTACACAATAACGGACGCCCACCTCGGTGCGCTGGCCTGGAACGAAGAAACCGGCGGCGGGGATTATGACCTGTCGATTGGCGAGCGCCTGATTATCGACTGGTTCACGGCGGCCATCGCGGTGTCGCCAAGCGCCAAGCGCGCCGTATTCGCGCAACTTGGGGATTTTCTCCACTACGATTCGTTCAAAACCATTACGCCGGAACACGGTCACTTGCTCGACGGAGATACGCGCTATCCGAAAATGGTTCGAGCAGCGATCCGCATCGTGCGGCGCGTCATTCGGATGCTTTTGGAAAAGCACGAGCGCGTCGACGTCATCATGGCCGATGCTAACCACGATCCGTCCAGCGAGGTTTGGCTGCGCGAGATGCTGGCCGCGTTCTACGACGACGAGCCGCGTGTTGTGGTCGACACAACGCCCGGCACATACACGATGCTGGAGCACGGCGATGTGTCGCTGTTCTATCACCATGGCCATCGGCGTGGCATCGGCAATGTCGACTCAGTCTTTGTCGGCAAGTTCCGCGAGGCATACGGACGGACGCGCCACAGCTACGCGCATATCGGCCACAAGCATCAGGACGAGTTGAAGAACACCAACCTGATGAAGGTTGAGATGCACGAAACGCTGGCCGCGCCGGATGCCTATGCGGCGAACGGCGGCTGGCTGTCTGGCAGGTCGGCCAAGGTCATCTACTATCACCGCAAGTTCGGCTTCGTCGGCAACAACATCATGACACCCGAAATGGTGCTTGGCGCCGCCAAGATGCAGGCCGCGAATGATAACGAACCGCAGAGGAGGGTGGCTTGATGGACGCCGTGACCTGGTGGGTGGGCGCTTCTGTGCTTGCCTCTGTAGGACTTGTCGGCGCTGCTGCGTTGGTTGTTGGCCTGTCGGTCGCGAGCATCGCGGCGGGCACCGTCTATGTTCAGAAGTTCGGCAATCTGACTGTCAACCTGCGCAACATGCGCGCGTGGGTGGCGGCAGGGAAGCCCGAATGGAAGCAGGGCGACGATAAGGTCTTTCGCATGACGCCGACGACAGAGATCAAGAGGCTTCCGGGATGACCACCCTCCGCGTCATCGGCGACGTCCATGGCAAATTCAAACCCTATCGCAACCTAATCCGGGGCGTGCCTTTCAGCATTCAGGTCGGTGACATGGGCGTGGGCTTTATGGGCTTTCGCGGCGGCGAACTGCGCAGCCTAACCAACCCGCCCTATGACGCCATGTCCAAGGGCCGCCACTACTTCATTCGGGGCAACCACGACAACCCGCAGGTGTGCGAACGCCACGACTTTTGGTTGCCCGACGGCTCACAATCGCAGGGCGTTTTCTGCCTTGGCGGTGCCGTTAGCATAGACCGCGCCTATCGGACGGAAGGTCTTGACTGGTGGCCCGACGAGGAATGCAGCTACGCCGAGCTTGAGGCGCACATTGATGCTTATGCCGCCAGCAAGCCGGAGATCGTCATCACCCACGATTGCCCTGAAAGCGTGGCAAATGAAATCCTTGCCGCGTTCAACATTCGCAAGATCGAAGACGGCAGCCGGACCCGCGTCGCGCTGGAAAGAATGCTCGCCATCCATCAACCGCGTCTGTGGCTGTTCGGGCATTGGCATGTGTCCCTGCGCTTTCAGCGCGGGCGCACGACGTTTCAGTGCCTGAATGAGCTGGAGTTCACAGACATAGAAATCTGACCGGCTACCAACCGGATTGCACCACATAGAGGAGATGATGAATGGCATACCTGGAAAGCATCCATAGTCCGCGAACAGCGGACGCGGACTTTATGGCACGCCGCCACGTCGAGGGCGACAATGATAACGCGCCAGCGCAGCCGCCCGTTGCCGCGCAAGCGCAACCGGTGAAGACGGAACGCCTATACCGAAACACAGAGCCGCGAGACGGCTTTGTTGAGGACGGGATTGTTCCAGTTGACGAATGGGGGCCGCCTAGCGCGGGCGGTAAGACTTTCCCAGAACCGCGTCGTGGCTCATGGCTGCAAACCTATTCGGGCCGCCAGTTCTGGCCTATGGACCCGCGCGCGAGCGAAGTCGCCATCGAGGACATCGCGCACAGCCTGTCGATGCAGTGTCGCTACGCTGGTCACTGCCTGCGCTTCTACAGCGTAGCGGAGCATTCCGTCTTGCTGGCGAGGTACTTCCGGCAGCGAGGCGCGCCTGTGGTAACGCAGCTTTGGGCGCTGCTCCACGACGCCAGCGAGGCGTACTTGGTGGATGTGCCGCGCCCTGTGAAGCCGTATCTCGATGGATACAGGCAGGTAGAGGCGTCTGTGATGGCGGCTATTTGTGAGAGGTTCGGCCTTCCGCACCGAATGCCTGCCGAAGTCCACGAGGCAGACGCCGCGATTATCGGCAACGAGCGCGGCAACCTGGCCCCGTGCGTCGCCGAATGGGACGGCGAGTTCTCTGGGCTGACGGGCGTCTATCTCCGCAACTGGCAGCCGCACGTTGCCGAATTGGAGTTCACGGCAGAATTCCGCCGGCTGATGGATGAACGCTATGAGGAGGGTCGCGAACCTATGGACCCCATCGAAGCCCGCCATGACCGCGAGGCTTCGCGGGTCGATTGGGAATACCAGTTTAGAAAAGAGCAGGAGGCTAAGGCGGCATGAACCAATTCTACGTAGGCCAACAGGTCGTTTGTATTGATGATAAGTTCAAAAACGTCAGCATCGATCAAGGCATCCGCGAAGGCCAGATTTACACGCTGCGATGGGTGGGCATGTATTCGCACTATATCGACGGCGACTTC